AAGATTGTAAACCGATGTGCTACCATACGTAAGTCTGTTTATATCTTTTATATCAATCATTATAACACATATGTTCGTATTCGTGTGTCATAAGGCCAAAAAACAGGCAATTCATCACGTCCTTAAAAGAACGTGTTTCCTTGCACGCTTTCAAAAAGGGCTAGATGTCAAATACCTGCATCTGACATCTATCCACTGTTACATGATTTTCCACTTTTTAAGTCCTTCTTCGATAGGAATTAACAAATATAATCCACCTAATGATTAATTAACCATGCTATTAAAGCAATGATTGCAATTATTGCCAAAATCCCACCCTGAATATCAATCTTAACATCATACCTTCCGTTGTCAGTGACCTTACTGTAATCAATCTTGCCTAATAAAAACTTTTTCCAGTTCATATTTTTATAGCGTTATGATAAAATGTACACTAAAGATAAGGGTTATCACCCCCTTTCTTTAGTTGAGAGTTTGTAATTAACGTTTAAACCCAAACTCTAATTTGATTGAAATTACTGGAAATAATTTCAAATCCATTTTGAAGAAGAAATCTTTAAATGGTTTCTTCTTTTTTTGTACATTTTCATAACTTTCCTCCTTTCCTTGTTAAGGTTTCAATCAACCTTACAAACACTAATATACTAAGCTTTCTTAATAAGTCAATGGCTTTTATTAATTTTTTTGCTTGAATGTATTTTTTGCTTAACCACATTATTAAGTAGTGTTATTATTTAATTAAGATATCTTACTAAGCAGAGGTGATAACTATGATAGGGCAAAGGATTAGGGACTTGAGAAAACAGAAAAGAATGTCTCAAACAGAACTAGCTAAATCAGCGGGAGTCTCCCAAACAACTGTTACCGCATGGGAAACCGGCAAAGCCGAACCTTCAAGTTCAGCAGTTTCCAAGCTAGCTGACATTTTCAACGTCACCACCGACTACCTGCTGGGCCGTCCAAACAAGCAGGAAACTAAAAAAGATGATGTCGAGCTGTCCGATGATGACGTAATTATGACATGGCGAGGTAAGCCGTTGTCTGATGAAGACAGAGAGCTAATTAGACGGATCATGAACGGGAAATAGTGAAGTGTTGAGGTGATTAAATTTTGAATGAATTGACTCAATGGCTACTTAATTTTGCATTCAGCCACGGAATAGGATATACGCTGACTGGAGAGCTGCCACCTGATGTTCCTTCATGCGCAATTCCCGCCAGACAGGCAATAATTATCAATACCAACTACGAAAAAAAGGAACACATCCCTTTCATCATTGCACATGAAATAGGTCATGTTCTCAATGGTGATTCTGGCACGTGCTACTACTCAACATATGCTGCCAGGAGCAAGTATGAAGCAGCAGCCAACAGGTTTGCAATCGACTTGATCAGACGCTATGCAGAATCTAAGGGTGACAGCTCTTGCAGCTACATAAAGTTTGCCGAGACTTGGTGCATCCCTTCTGACCTATACGAGAACGTCAAAGAAGAATTCAAAAATGTCTATTGAGCAAATGGATGCTTTTGAAATTGAACAACTGAATAGAGATGTTGAGAAACTGACTAAAAATAAAGAAAGCTGAGCAAACCAACTCTAAAACAAACAATATCGAAGTAATAGATGAAAAAGAGTTTATTCAATATATCTCTAAATAATGATTAGGTTAACAGTAACCTTGTAGCTGACTAGCATACTTCGACGCTACCGTTGAATTTACAGAGTTTGTTAAATCCGAAGAATATAGACGCAGCTTGGAATTAGCTGCTGAAGAGTGAGTAATAATATAAAATTTTATCGGATATTATATTTGTCAGACTTAGATAATATCTTAGATTTAAATGATTATGACCAATGATTCTATGTCATTAAAAGATAATCTCAAAATAGTTTTAGGAGTTATTTTATATGTGGATAAATAAATTAACTTTACATGATTATAGAGCCTTCAAAGAAGAATGTACTATAGAATTAGGTAAGAATATCACTGTTATAGCTGGTATGAACGGGATAGGCAAGTCTACTATTTTAGCTGTCTTGACTAATGTCGGCGAGTTAACAGGACTAAAGACTATAAATGGTTCAATTTTTCGTGGCGATTTTGCTGATATTATCATGTATGATGAAAAATTTGATACAACTGGCGATAAAGCTAGCGTTTATTTTAGTGATTTACCTGCAAACCTAGAAAAATATAAAGCGGCAAAGAAAATTAATTTTAGAGCTAGTAGGCATAAAGCTTCGAAAAAAGAAGTTAAGTACAAAAAAATAAGTGATTCTAACTATTATTCTAAAATAAGTAAAGAAATCAATTATGTAAGATATAGACTTATTCCTAAAAGACCAAATAGTAGTAATACTGCCAAAGTAATATGGCCATCATTATATTTAGGTTTATCTAGACTAGCGCCCATTGGAGAATATGATTCAGCAAATACTAAAAATATTCCTAAAAGTATCTCTGATGAAATCTTAGCAGTACATTCAGAAATCTTATCTGAAGAGCTTGAATTAGATACTACTACTATGTTAAACGTCGACGTTGGAACTAAACATGCGAAAGCAACTATCAATTCTCAAAATTATGGATATGCTTCAAATTCAAATGGTCAAGATAATACTGGTCAAATCATAGAAAGTGTCCTATCATTTCAAATTTTAAAAGACAAGCTAGGAGATGACTATATTGGTGGTATTTTGGCAATAGATGAGTTAGATGCAAGCCTACATCCAGCTGCTCAAAATAGGCTTTTTGATTGGCTACTAAAAAAATCATTGTCTTTAAATCTACAAATAGTTTTTACAACTCATAGCCTTACTTTACTTGAACATATAAGCGATTCACGCTTTAAAAACGAAGATGTTATTGTTAATTATTTACGTTGTTTTACTCCCGGTAGCATAAAAGTCACCAAAAATCCAATTAAACAATTCTATAGGTATGATCTCCAAGAAACTTATTCAAAAATCCTTTCCGAGTCTCAACACGTTTCGGTCTATACTGAAGATGAAGTATCTAGAATGTTTTTAAAGAAAATTATATCAATGATGAAAATGGAAAAGGATTTTTCTAATATGAAGTTTTTTGATTTTAATATCAGTTGTAACTCTTTAATAGCATTAGCTGATGAAGATTATAGAACTTTCGAAACACATTTATTTATACTTGATCCTGATTTAAATTTAGAAAATGATGATTCAATTTTAAAAGAATATATTAGTAAGAGAAGTATTGTCAATTTTAAAGTTAATAAACCAATATCAAATGTTTTTACCTTACCAGGAAATACTTCCATAGA